CAAATCATTTGCCAGTTCGATCAGAGCATTGAAATAATCATTGAGGGTTTGGCCTCAAAATCGGGTCGAAATTTTAAAGAAGTCTTAGAGCTTTTGCAGCGAACAAGGGTCAAGGGTGATTAAAAATGTGGTTCTTAGTCTGGTTTCAATTAGAGAATGGCGTTTCTCACTTTGAGGTTGGTCAGTATCTTTCTGAGAAGATTTGCTTCGAGGAGAGACAAAGAGCATCTATCCTTGTGACAAAGAACAATGAATATTTGTACTGCTTTAAGATTAGCACAGGAGATTGATATGACTTTTGACAAGTATGACGTAAATAAGGATGGCACCATTGACGAGGTTGAGTGGCAGAAGTTAGCGCTTGAAGATCGTTGGCGTGAGCTTTCTGATGCTGATGCAAAGCGGGACACACAGCGCCGTTTAACTATGGCTTGCGCTGCTGGTATGTTGCTCTATCCTTTCGCCATTGTAGGGGCCTCTGCGCTGGGCTTAGACACTGCTGCTGATCTTATTGCTGACATTGCTAGCGTGTATGTGGTAGCTGCTAGTGGTGTGGTCGTTGGTTACTTTGGATTCAATGCAATGGAGGCTAAGAAATGATTGGTCAAATCATAGGATCGCTTGGCGGTCTTGCTGCTAGTTATATTGATGGGAAGACTGCCGTTAAGAAAGCTGAAGCAGAAACTAAAATGAAGATTGCTACTGGTGAGATTGGCTGGGAACAAGCTGCAATACAAGCCAGTAATAATTCTTGGAAGGATGAGGCATGGACCATAGCTTTCATAGCTATAATTGTGTGTTCATTCGTGCCTCCGCTTCAGCCCTATATGAAGGAGGGCTTTGCTAATATTGAAGCTGCGCCTCAGTGGTTTCAGTGGAGTTGTTATGCTAGTATAGCTGCGAGCTTTGGGATTAGAACAATCAGGGGATTCAAACGATGAGTTATAAATTAGGTAAGCGCAGCCTTGATAGGCTGATTGGTGTTGATGAGCGTATGGTTGCTGTTGTTAAGTATGCAATCAACGTGACCAAGCAAGACTTCTCTGTAATCTGTGGGCTGCGTACCATCGAGGAGCAAAGGGCGCTGGTTGCTAAGGGCGCTAGTCAAACAATGAAGTCAAAGCACATTGATGGATTAGCTGTTGACCTTATGGCTTACGTTGATGGCGGAAGGTGGGAGCTTAACCTCTATGACGAGATTGCTGACGCTATGTCAGAAGCAGCGCGTGAGGTAGATGTTCCTATTCGTTGGGGTGCAGCTTGGTCTGTACCAAACATCGCTCAGTATGGTGAGGGCAATATGGAAGACGCAATGAATAGTTACATTGACTTGCGTAGATCTCAGGGTCGGAGGCCGTTTATTGATGGACCTCACTTCGAGTTGATGGTATAAGAATCGAGTGGGTGGCTATCATCACAATACAAATCAGCTTATCTACGGGGATAGCGGTTGTTTACCTCGGATGACGTTGCTACCAAAAAGCGCCAATCTTTTAAATATCAACGGCCACCCACACGATTAATTTAAGTTTTGGTTTTTCTTTTTGCTTCAAGCGAAACTTTTTCACGATGACGAATAAAGGTTTCCATTCGATCACTTGATTTCCCCTTGGTCATAACTATTGTTACACCAAAGATTTTCTTAATTAGGTATTTTAGCATTTGTGTTCCTTTCAATTTAAACACTCAGTATTAAAGACTTCAAAATATAATACCCACCATTGTCATTAAGCCTGCGCCGCAGATAAAACCAAAGGCACATCCAACAGCCCCAGCAATATGCAACTTCTTTTCAAATTCTTCTTCTTGCATAGCTGCTCTCTCTTACTTTCTTTTATAGTGATACACACTGTTGCGTTTGTTCGGGCCTACTTGAACCCGCTCTCTACTCAACACGCCATCTCTATACATTAGGTCTAACATTTGGCTTGAGATCCGTAGCGTTAGACCTGTATTCTTGGTGATGTCCTCAGCAACTTTTGTTTGCTTAGAATTAAAACAAGCCATTATCATTTGGCGACGGTTGATTGATTGCTCTCGCTGCTTTCTTATTGCTGCGCTTGAAGCGTTTTCTGGTGTGTGCTTTTTCTTTTCAGGAAATGCGGGACGCAACTTTAGATCAATCATTTTCTGTTCAAAAGTTCTGAGTGATTCTGCATATACAAGTTCGTACTTCTCTGCTCGAGGTAGTTCACTGTTATAGATTTCATCTATTCTCTTTGCGCTATCTCTATCAGAGCTTTCACTTCTTCTAGTTCTTGTTTTAGGTTTGGTCTTTGATAGCTGTGCGCCTTTTCTATCATCACTGTTAGTAGGCGTACCCCCCTGATTAGAGCTATCGAGGGCTCTTTTTTCATTTGCTTTTCTTCTGCCGCATGTGAATTTAATTCCATACTTATCTGTTAACTCCTTTATTAAAGAGAGTGGTATATCCAATAGCGTTGATGTTTCCCTTTGTGTTAGGCCCATCTCTGCTGCGTTGATGCACTTGCTTAGTTCTTTTGGTGACATGTTTAGCCCTCAGTTAAAAAAGGCCAGCCCAAAGGCTGACCAGTTAGCGGGAGAAAAAACCGTAACAAAGCTCCCGCGGAGAACATCTCTAGTTAAAACGGAATGTCATCATCACGCAAGTTACTTGTTTGTACTTTGGGAGATTGCGGATCAGAAATATTAATTGACATATAAGGCTTGCCATCTTTTTGCCTACGCCATGCGGCTATCCGCTTGTCAGATTCAGCTACAGTCCAAGGCTGCGTCTTGTCATTGGTATTGTACATGGTGCCTGTGTAGTCAGGCGATCCTTCTTTGCCTTGCTCTTGCTTAAACATAACGCCCACTTTTTCGTAGACCTCCATGATTTCCTTGCCCGCTTTTGTTTCGCGGCGAACAATTGTATAGCGGCTATCTCTGCCCTCTACATTTATCTTGCCCTGCAAAATCATTCTCATGTCCTCGAAGGGTGGGAATGCCACGCCATCATTTGTATTGTCGTATTGATCTGCCATGCTTCTGGCTCCTTTGTTAAGTTAAGTAAGTTTACATCCAACCTTCATCGCCCTGCGCTTGCCCTCTGGATGGGCCGCTTGAGCGAGAAGCTGCATTACCATCATCATCCTCTGCTGGAAGGTTCAGCATGGACATGATTCCGTATCGACGTGCATAGGTAATGGCACTACCCAATCCCTGCATGTCATTTTTGCCAACAACCAATGGCACTCTGGTACGCATAACAGTGATGCCATCCTCCTCAGAGATAAGCTCTGTAGTGATGAACATTCCAAACTCGTCAACACCAGTAACATGAGTGAGAAAGAATCCATTGTCAGATAGCGGTTGTGTCACCGCCTCAATAGCACCCTCGAGCGTGGCATAGCTGCTGCGGAAGTGTGGGTTTGTGCCATCCTTTTTGATTGGCTGAATGGCTGCTCTTGCTTTGAGTAGCTTGGCAATAATTTTATTGTTCATGTTTTTCTCCTTGTTATTCTAATTGCTCCGCGCTTGTCACGCTTGGCTGTTAAGTGTTCGCAGTAAACTTCCCGCTCGTTGTCACCAACCATATCTTTGATTTCTTTTTTGGCTGACTCGAATGCTTTGGCATCTGCCTCGAGTGTGGCGTAGGTGTGCGCTGCGTCAACGAATCTGTTGTCCGTGCTTGCGTCGCGCCTGACCATTTGATCCACCTCGATCTTGTCAATCCCAAGTTGTACCGGTTGGTCGATACCAACTGGCTCTTCATCGCGAAGAACGTAACCCCAGAAGTCCGACACCACCGCCCACATTGAATCAAAATACTCTTTGTTGCGACTGACATAGACAGACTCCCACTTATTATTCCCAAAGATAACAGATAGATAAGCGCCTTCTGCATCTGCAATATGCACGTACAGCTGCAACTGTGGCATGTAGAATTCCAATACCTTGTCCATGGTATTGTAAGCGTTAGTGTGCTTGGCCTCGATGATAGAGTGATCCCAAGAGCCATCAATATTTTTAAAAACTAGAGTGGCATCAACTGTGCCTTGTGCTGGCACTGTACCGATCTCTTTTCGGAATGGCTTTTGAAATCCAGTTAAGCTGCAATTGTGCTCATGCTCAAACCACTGGAGATTAAAATCCTCAGTGTGTATTCCCATTTGCACTGCAACATTACGAGATAAATCTTCTGGCTCTGATCGACCTGTCTTGATGTGCCATAGCGTTAGCCAATGACCATTCATTATTCTTACGCAGTCAGACCCGCCTATGAAACCTTTGCGTTCCATCTTGTTCTCCCTTGTTATTTGATCTCAATCTACTGCAAGTATGCAGCTATTGCAAGATACTAATTTCCCTTGCTTCCTCATGCTTATCAGTCAAAGTCTTGAGCTTGATCTGATAATCATGTTCTGAATAAAGTTTCTGATACTCTATAAGAAATTGTTTCCTATAAGCGTCAAGAGTTTCCTCACTAACTAAGCAGCCCCTTATCATCTTCATGGCAAGTTTACCCCAAAGATAATCCTCGCTTACTGGCTGACCTTTCTTGATTCGATCAGCATTTATTTGCAAGGAATCGGGTTGCCAGTTTCTAGATCTTTCTTTCTGTTCTATACGATCCTTCTCGTATATTTTATGTGATGGTCTGTTGATACTTGCTGACCAAATATCATCTGATATTGCACGCCCGACTTGCTTACTCATTGTTTTACCTTGAAATATTGAGCGATGTACTTGCCGCTTTCCACTTGAATCATTGTTTTATCTACTGGATAGCCAAGATCTTTTAGATCTTTGATCCTAGCTGATAAGCGAAAGCAATTGTAATTTAGCAAGGCATCAATGGCTGTGATTACTTTGCCTGTTTCAAGGTGTGCCTTGATCTGTTTGACTTGAGTTTCCATAACTGTCCTCCATTATTTTTTGGAATTGTTCCCCTGTCATTATGACTAGGGTTTGAGGGGTTCCCCTCCGTCTTTTATAAAAGGCAATGTCTCTACCTTCTAATACTGTGAAGGGGCTGGGGAAGTTAGACGTGTCTCTGTACTTGACTTCGCCTACCAGCTT